ATCTATACTGATTCGACAAGAATGTCAACCATTATTTTTGGCGGGTGGCACAGAAATCGAATCTGACAGACTTGCGCCTGCGCATCGCTTTCCAGGCGAGCCCTAGCCCCAGCTAGGATTACCACCCCATATTGGCGGTGCGCCTGAGAGTTGAACTCAGTGAACCCTTGCGGGTTCTACGGATTAGCAATCCGCTGCATTACCGTCCTGCCCGCGCACCATTATTCTTCATTAGTAGCTCTGTAGAAATCGTCCATCTTCTTTTCTTGAAGAGTCTTTTGGTCCCACCACTTACGCGGATCTTCATATAAAGAATTTTTAAAAAGAATTTTTTGTATATTCAAAACTGGTTTAATTAAAAACTTCATAGGTCACCTTATATCGATCAATTCCTGCAACATCGAATTATTTGATCTAGTTGATATGAGATTGCTAACAGATAACGCGAGGTTAACTATTATTATGAACGGTAATAGAACTGACCAAATCTTTTTTAACATATATTCTTTCGTAGTATTTAACAGAATGTTTGGGGAAAAGCCAGATTTCTCTGACTGGCACCTTGCCATACTCCCCATCAAAGATACACAGAGTTCGTCCTTTAACGTCACTAAGCGCTTAGTGTGGATATAACGAGTTATCGCTGTGTACCTATGGTGTGGAGTACTGGAATCGAACCAGTAGTTGTTGTTTAGTTGCTGTAAATATTCTAAATTTTTTGGTAAGACAAAAGCAATTTATGCAAGGATGTCGTACGCGTTATGACTAGGATGATACCCGTGTTTTTTAGAAAATGCTAGAAAAGAATCACGATGATCATCTTTTATTTGATTATACTCATCAACCCATCCAGAGAGACGCTTAGATGGGTTTTCATTCCAACGATGTTTGTATTGTGACAGTGAATTAGACAAAACTTCCAGCCGCTTGACATGTTTGTCAACAGCCGATTGTTCTGTCATATATTCCTTAAGCGTTTTCATACAGATAGCTCCTAACATGTAACTAGGATTATTTATATAATTTATTTTGGTGCCCATGGAGGGACTCGAACCCCCAACATACGCGTTCTAAGCGCGCCGACTCTACCAGTTGGCCTACATGGGCAGTAATGGTGCGGAATGAGAGGGTCGAACTCCCGGCCAGATGCGTGTAAAGCACCTGCTCTACCACTGAGCTAATTCCGCAATGTATGGCGGTCTTGACGGGTTTTGATCCCGCTGCCTTCGGCGTGACAGGCCGACGCTCTCCCAATTGAGCTACAAGACCAAATATGAATACGATGGAATAGTGAGCGACGGTAGCGACCCGTACCTCTTGCTAGTTTATGTGTTAAGACAACCAAGACTCTAACACAACCATCGTAATTTGGTGGAGGTAACCGGGATCGAACCGATGACATTCTGCTTGCAAAGCAGACGCTCTCCCAACTGAGCTATACCCCCAAATAATAACAGGATCGTTTTGTCCGCTAAGACTATCATAACATTTTAGCGTTTTGGTTTGCTGAACCGATCCTTTAACTTTGGCGGAAGCGGTGAGATTTGAACTCACGGAACGTTACCGTTCGGCAGTTTTCAAGACTGCAGGCATAAACCCCTCGCCCACACTTCCTTTATTTTGGCGGTCCCTGAAGGATTCGAACCCTTAAATGGTAAAAGTTCTGCATCCTTCTATTGAGTCAATTATATCTATATTTTTGTATTGCGTCAACAATATTTTTAGTTTGTTTTCTTGAACTTTTATAGCATGTTTATTTTTAGGATCGAGGTACTTATCGTATTCTGGAAGATAAAAGTCAGGAAAATAGTTATGAGTAACACCTTCTTCGTCTATCCAAGGTATTGGATCCGGTCTAAACCATTTTATGTTTAATTCATCCAAACGTTTTGCTAGTTTCAATTCCCAGGAAGAGTCTAATAACACTCCTTTATATTCAACAACACCTTTTCGCAATCTTCTATGAGTGGAAGTTAGAGCTTTTTCTTTCAAAAGTTGTTTAGTTTCTTTAGTATGTTTTTTACCAGTTGACGCTAAGCGTAGCTTTTCCTTTGTTTCGTTTGATAGAACAGCTCCGTAAGTGTACTGGTTATTAAAATTCTTTTTAGCAGCTCTAGCTTTTGACAAATCTTTATTATACTGATTTCTCTTAGGATTAAGATCGCACCACCTACTATGATTAGCTATATCTTTTTTATCAAACTCTCTTTTACAGTGTTTGCAATTTGTCATAAGAAATCTCCTTTAAGACAAAGATGGTTTTTGGCGAACCCGGTAGGACTCGAACCCACGACCTGAGAATTAGAAGTTCCCTGCTCTAAATCCAGCTGAGCTACGGGTCCGTCAAAAACCATCTTTGATCTATTTATAATTTCTTAAACTTAGGCAGTTGCTCTATCCAACTGAGCTAAGGAACCAATGTGTTCGGCTCTACCGGGTACTAAGCCGGCGATTTAACTGCATTTAAGACAGGCAGTACCATATTTTGGTAGGACTAAAGAAATAATTTTGGTAGGCCCGCACGGACTTGAACCGCGATCGGCTTTCTTATGAGGAAAGTGACTTAACCAATTAGTCGACAGGCCCACTAAGATTATTTCTTTCTGTTTTTCGCGCTTTCAGTCATTTTCTTTTTCGTTTCTTCTGATATTACTTGTGATGCACGCGCGGCTTTTATTTTCATTTTTGTTTCATCAGAATGTTTTCTCCCAACCATTTTATTAGAAATGGATTTCTTTTGATCTTCTGATATATTACAACCTTTATTCCAAACAGTCCCATTTTCGTAGTATTTTTTGAGACCATCACTTATCTTTTTTCTATGATCTTCAGAACCATTTATCTCTTTCATGTAATAGCCGTGCTGTTTTCCCTTAAAGTGAGGGCCGCCTTCTCCGCCAATACCTGCGTTATATGTATCTTTTCTTAAAACAAAATCTTCTGTGATAAGTTCTTTTTCCTTTTCATTCATTTCTAATTCTGTTTCAAAAATAAAAAGAACCTCTTTGGCAAAATTTTCTTTACCATGTTTTCTTATAGCAGCCTTTATGAGTTTGCCAGAACCCAGATAAGAATCATTTAGGTTTTTTGTTTGATGTTTGCCTATGTAGATTTTACCATTGAGTAAGTTGGTAACTTTGTAAATCGTATAAAACATATGAATCTCTCCTTTGAATTTATTTATACAAATGAAGATTTCATAGCGGGGGGCTCTAACCAATTGAGCTAAGGTCCCAATTATGTTTACAGTATATACTGATTCTACTATCATGTCAACTGTTATTTTGGTTGCGGAGAGTGGCGCTCGAATCCACCAGATTACCGGTTTATGAGACCGGCGACTAACCATCTTGTCCTTCCCGCTTCAGTTTGCAATTATTAATTATTTTTTAAAATTTTTGAAAAAGTCACATGCGATTTTGGATAACCGCTTTCTTTAACAAATTTTCTAATTGACTTTATTTCGCTGTTGTGATACTTTTCTATCCAATATGTATTTTCTATATTCATATCTTCAAATTTAATTTTATTGTAGCATTCTTTACACATTTTTACATCTGAAGAAACCTCAGGAATTGTATTTTTCTTTAGGGAATCAGAAATTTTCTTTTTCGTTTCAAAAGTATGATGCCCACCTTTATTCCAAGGAGTTTTTCCTTTATTAGCGGCTGAAATTTTCTTTTTAGTATTAGGTTTGTGGTTTCTTCCTAACCAGATAGAGCCAGTTTCATCAATGCGTTTTTTAACTCCGCGTGATATGTTTTTTGATGTTTTTGTCGCCCATTCTAGGTCGTTTTCTCTAAGAAATTTTTGCGTTTCACGAGCTTTTTCGAGATTGCTTTTTGTGTTTGATGTTCTTCCATTCATACCATAAAGGTTTTTACCTAACGAATTTATATAACCCCAGCCGCCTTTACCACCTGGGCATAGATTATAGTTAGTGTCTTCTTTTGTGAATTCTTCTGTCACTAACTCGGCTTCTTTCGAATTCATATCGGCTTCGTTATCAAAAACAAAAAGTATTTCTTTATTGAAATTGTCTATTCCATATTTTCCAATAGATCTTTTCAGATGTTTACCAGAACCCATATAGCCATCTTTCAAATCTTTCGTTTGATGTTTACCAATATAGACTTTGTTATTGATCTTGTTAGTTACTCTGTAAATTGTGTAGAACATAAAATGTACCTATAGTTTTATTCTTTCGATACTATTTATACATTTTATGTTCTCTATGCTCCCTGACGTGGGCTCGAACCACGGACCCGATGATTAACAGTCATCTGCTCTACCAACTGAGCTATCAGGAATAAACTCTTTGTCCATTGTACACCCGCAACGGACTAACGACTTGATAGGGTGACCCTCAGACTGAGTAGTTGAACTTCTGACATCTTTTAATGTTCAACTTCTACGTGCCAACTCGTCTTCTCATGGTGTCGTCTTAACTTCAATTTCTGTTTACCACTATACCCCAGCGCATTGCGTGTTTCAGTAAAGTTTGGGTGGCCGACCCTCGTTTACGGGATATAGCGGAAAACAGAAATTATTTCATTCTGTTT